TCTCCCGCCGTGCGTCCCGTGCCGACCGCAGCACCTCGCGCATCCTCCGCGCAATGTCTCGTTTACGAATTACTGTCATTATCGTTGTCGTTTATAGTTCCGTCGTTTTGCTGTTCTGGGTTTACTGTGCCGCTCTCGCCTCCTTCGTCAGTTGCTCCGGCATTTGATGCCGGCTCTGGGTCGGGTGTCGGAGTCGGTTCTGGTTCCGGCGTAGGCTCCACGATATTCACCTGCTGGTTAGCCAACTCTACCGCCGTCATCTGAATCTGGTTCTCCTGGTAGTCCTCGTTGAACGAAGTGATCTGATACCATTTCCCATGAAACTTCAACAGGCACCAGCGGTCGATGTCCTTGTTGTACCTGCAACGGAACATCACCGTGTCGTAAGCATCCAATGCCCCCTCGTGCATCGCCTTCACGCCCTTTGTGAACGTCTCAGCCATCCAGAACGTGCCCAACAATTCGTACTTCGGTTGCCCTGACTTGCCGAAGGTCTCTTGCGTGTCCTGATAGCGTTTTGCCACCTGGACGCGATATTTCATCATTCCTGTGCTGTATGCCATAGATTAGTCCTCCTATTCGTCAACCGATGAATAAGTCCCCTTGCGGAACTTCATCACCAGCGCGTCGTAGCCGTAGTCAATGAGGTACATGTTCTGCTGGGAGATTGGGCCGCGATGCTGATAGTAGGCATCCACGAGCAACAGGCACGCACTCACGATGTCCTCCGGCACCAGCGTCTCGTCTTGGTCATTCATCGCCTTCAGTTCGTCTTCCGTGCGCTGTAGGTAGCCCAGCGTGAAGTTCTCGGCCGTGGCACCGTAGCGCGTCAGCAACTTGTCCTGCGACGTGTCGTCCTGCTCAATGCGCAACTGGTCCTTGATGTCCTCCAAGGTCAACCAGCGCATGGTATAGGTTCTTTCTGCCATTACTCATCTCCTTCCCCGGCACCGTCGCCGTCGTTAGGGTTTCGTTCAGTGCCGGCAACTTCAGTTGTCGGTTGTGCTGGTCTGCCACCAATCTGCGCCTCCTCGCCCTTAGCCATGAGAGCCTTCAGCGTCATGAGGTTTGCACTTGCCAGAGGCTCGTCGCCGTTCTCCACAGCGGGACGGTCGTACTTGGCTCGGATGTCGTTCACCGTGGCCGCGCCCGTCTCCAGCTGCAACTTGTCCACCTCTGCCTGTCCCTTCGCGTCGAGACGTTTCAGAGCCAATTCGCACACATGGATTCTGCGCTTGCCGAAGTCCTCAGCCGTCAGCAGCTTGGCGTTCAGTTCGTCTTCCCATTCGCGGATTCGCGGTTGGATGGTTCGCAGCATGAACTCCTGCGTGGCGTGCTCCGGCATCTTGTACGATGAGCCAGCGTCCTCCATCATCATGATTCGAGGCACACCGAGTATTCGTGCAAGGTCGCTGACTTGGAACGACCGCTGTTCGAGCAACTGAAGCTGCTGACTCGTCTGGCTGATGATCTGCGGATTCATCACATTGTCGAGTATCACCACGTCGCCCGCTGCCCAGTCCTCACCGAACCGCTTGGCCGTCTTGCGCAATTCATTCGGGTTTGCACGTCCACGGGTGCCACCGCCATTCGGAGCCTGCTGCTCTTGCAACAGCACCTTGTGGCGACCGCCCTTGGCTACGTCCTGTAGGGCTTGTTCGTCAGCCGTACCTGCAATCTGGAGAGCCTTGAAAGCGAAGTCCAGCGTCGGTATGCCCATGTAGTAGTCGTCGGTCAGGAACACATTCTTGAAGTGGAGCACGTTCCTTGCATCCGTTTCGACCTTCATCATCGGACCTCGTGTACTGTTATACACCAACGAATATTTGTTGGTTAGCGGATTGAAGCCGCCGCCTGTGCAAAGCCATAATGCTATTGGCTGGTCTGGGTCATCGTACTTGTCACGCTCGATGTACACGTAGGCATTGCCGAAGTAAATCTTGCGGTACTCGATTTGTTCCTGCAACTGCGAGGCAGTCATCAGCGGGTTCGGGCGCACCTGAAGCAAGTAGTTCAACTTGCCATTCGGCCCCCAGCGGTCTTCCACGAAGTTGCCGCCATCCTTGTTGATACGCTGATACTGCGTCAGCATCTGTCCCATCGTCTGCATGATCAGGCTCACGCCCCGATACCACGCAGGCACCAGCAGACTCCTTCTGCCATACGGATTCACCACCTTGCTCTCCCAGTCCGCACTCTTCTGCGGCTGGTTGCTCGGGTCATTCGGGTCGGTTGTCTTTGGAACGCCAGTCTGCTGGGGTGAAGGTTTTACCTCCCGTCGTTGGAACCAGTTTTTGAAAAAAATGTCCATATTCGTTTTTAGTTAATTGTTTACCAATCATGACGAATATGGTTTTAGGTTTACTAATGATTTTTTGTGGGATTTATGGAAGAGAAAAAATTGGTGAAAAGAATCCCTACATTCTTTTCACCAACTATTGAAGAAATGAAAAATTCCACTTCAAGCGGAATTATTATGAATTATGAATTGTGCATTATGAATTATTTTTCGTACTTTTGCACCCGTCTCACTTATTAGTACAAAGAATAAGTGAGACGATTAGAGGAGACAGTCAGGGGACTTTCCCTATTATAAACTTAACCAAAAAACCCTATGAAAAGAACAACTTTCCTTGCGCTGCTGGCAGGAATGATGCTGGCAGGATGCTCTTCCGAGAACATGGAAGAGCCACAAAACAATGAAGTCGAAGTGTCGTTGCACTTCACGCGCTTTCGGATTGAACAACAAAGCATGACTCGTGCGGCGGTTGATGTCAGCGAGTATATTACGCGCCTCGACATTTGGATTTATGAGAGTGGAAGCGAAATCGGTGCATATCACCAGGCAATGGGTGACACCGGCTTCGGCTCTCTTTCAGTTACCCTCAACAAAAACAAGACTTACACGATCTATGCCGTCGCGCACAAGGCGAATGGTGCAGCTTCGATGTCGGACGGTGTGGTGACATTCCCCGACGACAAGGTGACACACACGTTCTTCTACACCGACACATTCCAACCGACAAAGAACATGGCGAAGGTGTGTCCGATGGACAGGATAGTTGCAATGTTTATGGTGTCGACTACCGATGCCGTGCCTGCTGAGGTGAAGAAGGTTCGCATCACCATCGGCAATGTATTTACGCGTTGGAACGTAGCTGGCTATGGCATGAATGCAATTGATAAGGTCAGCACCATCAGCATCACCTCCACGAAATCAGACGGGACGGTTGACCTAATCACCTACGGCATTACGACCAACGAGAACACCAACCACAACGTACTCGTGGAAGCCATCGATGCCAGCGATGCCGTAGTGCAGACGCAGACATTCGAGAACGTGCCGTTGCGAAACGGCTACCGCACCGTCGCAACTGGCAATGTATTCACCGACGCGCCGAGTTCCTTTTCATTCACCGCTGAAGATTGGCAAACGAACACGAATTATAACTTCTGACATTTCTCAAATGCTTCGTTCAGTCGCTCGTAACTCAGCATACTTCCGTCGTTCGGCTGTGGTAAGTTGATAGTGATTGTCACCATCTTATCGCCCACACTCTCGAAGTTCTCACGTTCTGGAATGTATTTCTCCACCGACTTCACGGGGAAGCCAACGAAACAATACGTCCCTTCGACATCTGTCCTGTTCATCCGTGTGACGTGAATAGGCTTTCTGTCGCGCGTGGTCATCCTCACTTTCTCGTTGTAGGTGATGACGGCAATAAGCCATGCACTCCATTCGTATGCACGCCAGAAGTCGCCCATTTTGAAGAGGTGGATTTTGCTCCATTTTTCAGAATCGCGCCTGTCCGCTTCAACAACAAAAACGTCTTCGAGTTTCGCCATGTTTGGTGCAAAGTTAATGCTATTGTTATCTGTTTATTTATATCCGCCCTTTCACCCTTGCCGCGCCGCGCCTTTGCAGGCGCGACCTTGCGCGGCAAGATGAAAGTGCGTCTTACATCGGTGATGGAAAAGATAAATTACTGCACCGCCCTGACTGCGAAACCGTAGTACCGATTGCTGAGGCTCTGCGGATTGACCTCGCTACTGTCGAAGATCAGGTGCCGAGCGTTGCGGGCACTGCTCCACGTCGAAGACCAGTAGTAGCCGTTCGAGCCGCGATTGCTGCGGGACGTGCCAAAGCCGTAGCCGGAGCAAGGGAAGAACAGCCTTTTTCCGTTGGCCTTACTTCGAATGTATAAACCAACAATGCCGTTCACTCTCACTCGCTTGTCTGCTGCCGTCTTTGAAACGCTGGTAGCAGCTGTCACGATTTCACCGTCTTCCGTGATGTAGTCAGTATAGGAAGAATTGAACAATTCCACATGATTGGTGTTGGTCGGCATCTTGTAAGGTGCTCCCAAGTTCTCACGCACAGCATCGTAGCCGCTATCAGCGGCAAAGCTGGCATTCAATGCCGCACCTGGTGTTGAGCCATACACCTGGCCTTCGTACCAAGGCTCTTGTTCATTCACGCCACCCCAACTGTAAGGACTGAATGACGATGCAGAGGTCGGGTTGTGACCATCGATGTTACCCCAGCTGAAGAATGAGCAGTCGTACTGGAACGCACTCTTTGCCATCTTCGATGCCTGAGTTACGTCGAGGTTGCACTTAGCCCACTTCACACCGCTGGGCAGTCCCATGTCAACAAATGCCTCGTCTGCCCATCCGTAATAGAAGATGTCGATAAACACCCAACCTGCAGGAACGAGATTGTTCTTTACGCTCTCTTTCGTGATGAAATGCACATTGCCCTCAGCATCACGGTACACGTAGTCGCCCTCCTTTGGCAGACTGACTTCCACGTTCACACCGTCGTACTTCAGTTGCTTGTCACTCTCGACCAATGCCACACGGCTCTCGGTTGTCGGCTTGCCAGCGGTGATATACTCCGACTCGTTGGCAAAAATCTTGATATTATCCATAATAATTTCCTTTTTTAAATGTTTAAGACTCCAATGCTTCAATTCTCGCCTCCAAACGCTCTGCGTAGGTCTTCAGTCGCACGTTCTCAGCTGCCAACTGGTTCAGCGACTCGGCGATCACACTCATAGCGTCGTTGAATCCCGTTGTCGCCAACTTCCTCAGCGTGTCAACGATGTTCTGGCTGTACTCGATGATGCTCACCACCGTGCCACTTACACCCGTGAAGTAAATCACGCCCCAGTCCTCGATGACGAAGTAGTAAGTACCAGCCATGGTGCCCGTCGCAGCCGTTGCCAACTGATAGTAGATGTAGTCGGTCGTGATGGCTGCCTCATTCGTGTCTGTATAGCTCACCTCCTTACCACTCACCACAATGTTGATGTTCTCATTTGTGCAGACAACCGCGCTGTCGTCCATCATGTCTGCGATGGTGGCAGTATGCAAGTACGTCTCATTGTCCTCTTGCAAAGTGTTCGTCCACGTCAGGTCGCTTCCCTGCTTACGGTCGCAGTTCTTCGTCCAGTATGCAGTGGTAGCCGTGAAGCTCACGGAGTCAGCCACCAGACCGATATTGTACATCAGCCCGTTGCTGTGCAAGTTGTTCAGGATGGACGTGAGTGCAAGGCTTGCACCTGCATCCCCAGCATTGTCAACGGCGATGTACTCGTCATATCTGCCTGACCATGCCACATGAGCACAAGTCGTTGAACGGGTAGCCTGAACGATGAAGTAACCCACCTCACCTTCATGTCCTGCTGGTGTGGTGTAGAAGCGGTATCCGTTGCTGTCAGTATAGCCAGCAGCCACGCCATCCGTTGCACTTGATGGAACACCATCAGAGAGTGCCTTCCAATACACCGTAGGAGTCAACTTACCGTTGTCGCTACCCGTGAACAGCACACCGTTGTTCTCGTCAGCCGTGCCAAAGGTTCCGAACTTCAGATAAGGTACAAGGAAGTACCACACCTGACCGCTACCTATCTGCGTGGCATTACGCAGCAAGTTGAAGCCAGTCGAAACAAGGCTTGCAGCACCAGCCGTCAGCGAGCCAGGAGCAATCGAGATGATCTTCGCATCTTCGTTGCTGTTCACACTCTCATTGCCTCCAGCCGTAAATACGGGCACCGTCTGGGTGTCCACAATCTTTGAATTGGTGTTCCTCCATGATGCAATGTCAGCAGCAAGCCCGGCGACCTTGCTTCCATCCTCGAAATCCTCAATGTCGCCTTGCAAACCAGCAATCTGCGTAGTGTGCTCTGCGACGGTTGCGGACACCGCCTGACCGTCCGGGAGGTCTTGAATGGCCTGCTTCAACTCTGCCACGTCATCGGCCACCTGCTCGGCACTACCAGCAGCGGACTCGGCATAGCCTTCAGCGGCAGAAGCTGCAGACTGTGCATCAGCCAAACCGTCAAGTGAATGTTGTACACCGGCATCCATATCAGCGTATGGAACGCCCGACTCTGGCTTTTGGTAAGCCGTCGCACCCTTGGCCGCACCATTACGGATGACAGCAAGGTCTGGAATCACATCCTGCTTGGCATCCAGTGCCTCCTGCAACTCCGGGTTGGTTGGCAGAGCAGCCCCCTTGTTCAAAATCCCTTGAACCTCATCTCCAGTCTGTTGGAGATCATAAACTTCCTGATCAATCATAATCGTTTCTTTTTAATGTTAATACTTTTACTTTTATAATCGTTCACAAAGTCGTTATGGGTTTACTACTACTACTCCAAACCGCCACCTACTCCGTTGTTTGATGGTTCTGCCAACTCGCCATTTCCCACAAAAGAGAATGAGCCTTGCAACAAGTTTCCTTTAGTTGCTGTTATTTTGCAAGTCTTCAGGATGGCAGAGCCTGTGAGTTTGACGGGGTAGTTTGTTGTATTCTCGCAGAAGTTGAGCGTGTAGGACTCTCCGATGTTCAGGCATTTCTTGATGTCATTCACAGCTGTGACGAGGAAAGAAGTTGTAACGCTCCATTCCTTCCTACCTGCAATGTATTCCCGCCACGCACCTTGTGTCGGCGAGCTTACCTCGATAGTCTCAGCCTCTGTCTGCCACTCGTTGCTCTTCGTTGCTGCAAGCAGCGTCCCAGCCGAGTCTCTGATTATGATATTGTTTCCGTTCATAGTCTGTCTGTTATTGTCAATTTCATTTTATTTTCTCTCCATTCATGCGAGCAACTAATTACTCTATACGCTTCATCATTCATCGTAATTCGAGTCAAAGGCAAACTTGCTGTAATGTTGTCTTTTATCTCTATTGTACTAATCTTCAAACTGGATGAATACAAGGCTTTCAGTCTGTCCAGAAGGTTTTGTTCTGGACTTACCTGCCGTGAGGATAGTGAAGTCCTTACACTTACATTCTCCAGCAACTTATATGTTTCTGGCTCATACAGTTGTCCATATCCGTAGGTGTTATGTCTTCCGCTTGATATATTGTTATCTACAACATAATCTTCAATGAATCGGTTGTTTCCAACGCCTATAAGTGTATGCTCAGACTCGTTGATTGGATTCATTTTGTTGTCTCCATTGACAATGAAGATAGAAATGTCTGTCAATATGCACTTAACAGAATAAGATGTTGGATTGCCAGTTGCAGATTTGTAAAGCGTAAGTTTCATCCTGCCGGAAAGCCCGCTATCGGAATTGTAGATAACATGTCCGTCAGAACCATAGTGGTTGTCAAATAATATACCACTGACAGAAAAACCACCATTGCTAAACGTGTTTTCTGGAGATGTTATACTTCCATCAGAGCGAATGTACAAATTAAAAGATGCTGAGCCTGACTGCCAAGAGCTTCCATTCCAATACATATCTCCAACCTTCAACATAGCCTTAACAGATACGCCTTCTGCTGGTGATCCGCTTGGGAGTGGCGACGGATTATTAGTGCTTCCTTCACTCGAATCAGTTTCTCCGTGTGCAACGATGCAAATGGCAGAATTTTTGGGAACTATGATGTCATTTATTGTTTGAACGAAAAATATCGGAGAGTCAGATTGTCCTCCCTGAAAGATTACAACCTCGCTGCTGAAATCAAACTCCTTCTTAAGCGGGAATTGTTCATCTGTAAAATAATCTATAAGACCAATTATGTAAGGTGAATCAAGTGTGCCAGTTTGAATGATTCTATTCTCCCATATTTGTAGGTTTTTTATATATTGGTATTTTGCATATTGTGAACCAAACACAGAATTACCATTGAAACGCTTAAACACATACATCGTGTTTGGCGCGAACACATGAATTATCTGTCCAGATGGATAGTATTCGAGTGTGAGGTCATTGAAATTAGGCTTTACTATTTCCTTTTGTTCGTTTACGTCGGATATGACCTTTATCGTCTTGCGACCATTCATCCTTTGGGAAGTATGGTCACAAGAAAGAAAATCAGTGTCAACTAATGTGTATGAAGGTGTCGTTATGTCTGTAGGAGTTGTGCTGTCGCTTGTATCATTGAGGTTATCAAATTGAAAGCAAGCAAAAAGTCCGATTTCTTTTGGCGTAATTATGTATATATCATATCCGCGAGAATAGATAACCCATCCCCAGAACTTGCATACGGACTCAACAATACTTCCCCAATATGTTCCATCTTCTTCCCAAGTTGCTGTGAAATTATTTATATCATTGTTTGTCGGAGGGTTTGCTTGCTTTGGAGTCGTACTTTTTATAAAATTCAGCAATGAAATTACAGCACGCAAATCTTTTCTTTCTTCTATGTTATTCTGCTTATATACATTCTGCCATTCGATGCCAGTCACGGAAAGAGCGGCGTGCAATATCTGACCAATCGACTTGACTGTGCCATTATTTGAAGAATTGTTGCTAAATGAAAACGGCACATCGTACATGACAGACAAAGGGCATGAAAGCGTGAACTCACGAATGCTTACATATTCAAAAATCCTCGATGTCAAGGAATCTGGACGTATATAACCAATCCACCTCAGCGTGTCTGTTCCGTTATTTCCTTCAAGCCAGAGACGCACCTGTGAATCAAACACCCCATCTGGTATCATGTCCTCATAGTCAAAATCATTGCCATCGAGGTCTTTCCCCGTGTCAGCAATACGGAGGAATCCCGTCTGTTTTCGTACCGAAACAAATAGGTCGGTTGGGTTATCCTCTCTCGTTTCTATTGGAGATTCTGCACCAAGCAATCTGACTGGTTCTTCATTCCAATCATCTTGCAATATTTCTATTCTATACTTGTCGTTGTTCTTTGCGACAAAGTTCACTATCCATCTTATTTCGTATGCCATAATTTCTACAATTCCAAGTATTGAGAAAGGGTCATTCCACGGCTCTGTGCGCCATTTTGAAGCACAATCTTAATCTGGTCGCTCTCTATCGTAGCCATTGCACGACCTGTTGCGCCTGCATTGTTGCTTGAGAGTTGACTGGCGAGATTACTTGCCATTGCTCTCGTTAACACGACCTCACCACTATTCAGCATAGCGGGAACATTATCGCCGCTAAAGCTATTTCCAGGCACTGTACCAGCCCACCCGTTTGCAGCATGAACTACGCCGCCATTATTGAGGAACATACCAACAATAGGTATCGACTTCAACGCTGATGTCGTTGCTGTTACAGTGGTGAGTGCTTGTATAGCCATTGTTATGGTGCTGATAATTTGCAACACGCCCAATGTCTTACTGAATCCTTCAGGAATTTCCACACCGATTTGTTGCAAAGCACCTGTTATTGTGCTTAGGCTTCCAGTTATCTTATTAAAATCTGCCCGACTTTCCTGCGTTATTTTGTCCTGCTTATTTTCGACATTTACTTGCCCAGAATTTAGGTCGAGCTTAATTGGCTTTCCGATAGCCTCTTCAATCTTCTTGCGGATTTCTTCGAGTTGTTCATCGCTTATATAGTCCCCTGGGTTTTGTCCGAACACCTTGCTCCACAAGTCTTGTGGATTGAACTGCGAAATGTCGATGCCGTTCTTGATGGCTGTCTGCATCAGGTTTGCCAAGGCGTTTGCGTCGGCAAGCTGGGCAGTCAGGTTGTTGTAGAGGGTGCTGCCTATATCTTCCTGTGCAATTCTCTCTTTGAGCGTGGAAAGGAAAGCGGACATATTATTGTCCGTGTAGGACATTTCCACTGGCATCTCTACCGGCTTTGGTTGATCTACCGCGACGGGGATTGTCACTTTCTCGGCGTTCATGCCTGCCACCAGTTCCTCCACCTTTACCGCTGCCACTTCTGTCGCTGCCTCGATGGTGACGGTATAGGTCTTTTCGGGCATTTGTGGCAAATCGACATTGCCTTGTTCAACGTTGAAGCGGATAGTTTGGTCGTCCTTCGGTATATCCGGAAGGTTGACATTCCCTTGCTCCACGTTGAAGCGGATAGTCTGGTCATCCTTTGGCAGAAGTGGAAGATTCACCTTTCCCTCTTCTACATTCACCTTGATTGTCTTGTCCTCTGTGGGCAGTGACTTCAACTTCTCCAGTTGCACATCGTTGACCTCCACCGTATAGACAACTTTTCCCCCCTGTGGCTTTGGCAGTTCGGGGATGGATGCCTGCAACCGCTGCACGTCCGCTTGTGCCGTTTGGTATTGCTTCAGCGCAGTGTTATAGGCTTTTAGGTTATTATCCTGCAAAGCCTGCTGCATCTGCTGGTAGGCAGTAGCGGCCTTTTCCTGTGCGGATGCAAGTTTGCGGGCTGCCTCTTGTGCCTTTTTCTGCTCTTCGACCAGGGCATTGACAGAGCCGCCAAGCTCCACGACCTTCTTTGCTGCATCTTCCTGAGCAGTCTTGAATGCATCGGAGTCATAGATTTCCCTTGCATCACCGATGGCTTTCCACAGGCTTTCGGCTGCTGAAAGCTCCTTTTTCTTCGCCGATACGGTGTCCGCTTGCCCAGACTTCACGGCAAGAGCCGCTGCCTCAAGTGCCTGACTGTAGTCCTTCTGCGCTTTGTCGTACTTGGCTTGCGCCTGTCGTTGGGGTGTCTGCTTATTATTGTTATTATTGTTGTTATTATTTTTTCCCTCTTTTTCAATTATCGTTTTAGCCTGCTCTACATACTCCGCGCGTTTTTGTTGTAAGTCTGAAAGCTCCTTCTGCTGACTTTCCAAAAACAAATTATGATAACTTGGGTCGTTAAACGCAGCAGATTCTGACAGTTTTTCTATCCGTTTTTCTTTTTCCGAAATCCATGTGTCAAACGCAAGGAGTTGTTTTTCGTAAGTTCCTCGTTTGTTTGACGAGTTCATAAGTTCGTTGACATACTCTGTTGCGGACCTTCTTGGATATATCAAATTGTCTGTACGGGTTGGGAGTGGCGGCTCTGTCGTCCCATTGTTCTGGTTTGCATTCCATGTGAGCAAGCCGAATGCTCCAAAACCCATCGGCACATTTCCTTTTACGCCTATATTGGCAAGCAGAGTGTCCCAAGTCGTCTTTATGCTCGTCAGAGTTTCAAGTACAACAGAAAGTGCCGTGACGAGGTTTGATTTTATGCCTGTCGCCATTTGCTCCCAACCATCGTACTCGAAGCACTCCCTTATGGCAACATTGAGCCTTTCGTTGGCTTCTTGTAAATCCACGAAGGCATCCCCGAGTTCGCCCGTCTTTGTCTTCGTCTCGTCAAGATTGGTGTTTAGTTCCTCTATTGCTTTGGCGATGTTCATTCCTGCTGTAACGCCCTGCCGACCAAACACCGATTGCATGACTTGTCCAGCCTCCTGGCTGTTGCTATCCACTTTCCTCAGTTCGCCTGCAACCTGTTTCAACGCATCGAAAACGGTAATGGTGCCGTCGTTCAGTTGCTGCGCCATCTGCTGCCCGTCTATGCCGAGTTTCGCAAGGGCCTCGCTTGTCTGCTTCGTCATCAGGCGGATGTTCTTCATGCCCATAACGATGGCACTCATATTATCCTCCGAGAACAAACCGCCCTGAGTGTTGTGGATGACAGCCACCAGTTGCGAGGCACTGACTCCCGCATCGCGGAAGGCGGGGGCATACTGCTGAATCATCTGGAGCAACTTGGGGCCGTCGCCCATAATCATGCCCTGCATACCGTCCTTAATTAGCTGGATGGCTTCGTCGCCCGTCTTGCCGAATTGCGACATAAGGGTATTTGCGGCATTGATGGCTTCGCGGAAATCCACCTTGTATGTGTCCGACAAAGCCCGCATGGTGTCGGTCATATAGTCGGCTTCCGTACCCTTCAGCCCTGTGGTAACGGTTGTTATCTGGTCTTGCTTCGCCAGTTCCTGATTGTATTTAACCCATGCGTCTGTAGCCTTATAGACAATAGCAATTCCTGCACTGATACCGGCATACATGAGGGCAGTCTTCGAGGTCAGCAACTCCGTAGCTTTGGCAGTCAGTCCCATCTTATGGCCGATGCCGTCGATGATGCTACCGAACTGCCCGAACTTTGAGCCGCTGAGTTCTTGATTGATTGCGGCAAGGTCTTTCTTCGTGTCATTGATGCGGGTCTTCAGTTGGTCGAGTGAGCTTTTCAGAGCCGTGCCGAAGTCACCTTTCTTTTCCTCATCCGTCAGTCGCCTGTACTGTAATGAAAGGTCAGTGAACGCTTTTGTCAGTTCATTTATTTTGCCGCGAGCATCTTTGCTCACGGTTTCCATCTGTCCGAGACTTGCCACGAAGTCCTTGTCCTCTTTTTCAAGGATGGCAAGTGTGCCGCCTACCTTGCGGCAAGCGTCCTCCATAGCAAGCAAGCCTTGCGCGGCTCGTTTTATCTTGGAATCGTATTCAGCCGATTCGACTTTCAATCTGGTGATTACGTCAGCCATTGCTTAATGTCTCTTTTATCAGTTGGTCTATGTATTGCGTCAGTGTTTCTGCTGCATGTTCCATTTCCTTTTGCGAGCGAGGCCCGAACCAGTTTCGTGCCGCTATCCTGCCACGTCTGCCCGTGTTGATAGTCTTTCCGTACTTGCGAAGGTTGCCTCCTTGAGAGCCTCTGTGTACGCTTTCTCGCCTATTGTCCGGCATGAAGTTTATGACACGTTCCTGTGTGCCCTGATTAAGGAACCTGAGTATGAAGCCACGGTCGCTTCCATAGTATGCTTCAAGGTTCTTTGTGCGCTCACTCCTTAGCCTTCTATTTCCTCCGCGCTGTCCAGTGCTAAGTGTCTTTGTCGGCGTGTAACCGCTACCGCCGCCGCTGGCTTTCCGCTTTCGCAGGATGTTGACGTTACCGCCAAGGATGCGCTTATAGACAGCAGAACGAACTGCAAGGTACGCTTTGCGTGGGTCGTCCTTCATCTTCTCGCGTGCTGCCTGACCTACGCTCTTGCGGACGGTTCCGAGCACCTTTCGGATGAGTCCCTGCACCTTTTTCTCCATTGCTGGGTTGCTCATCAGCAAACGGTCAAGCTCCTTCCGTTGCTCTACAAAGCCCTCTACGTCGAAATTGTCACTTATCTTCGTCATAGTTCCTCTTTTCTTATCGCACGCAAAGCCAGTATGGGTTTACTGTTCCCTTGCTGTTTGGTAAGGTCAAAAAAAGCCCCACGTCTCACGACGCAGGGCTTCAAAACATACTAATACATTAACCTAAACACTAATAATTATGATGAAAACCTTACTTCTTCAACAATTCTGGTATATATTGCTTTCGGTTCTTGCCGTCTGAGCGATAGCTGACATGTACCCAATAATTCCCCGTCTTTGGATTCTTCTCCCATATTAACTGGTCATATTCTCCAAGCGCACGAATGATTTCAATCCATTGCTTGCCCTTCTGTATGTCGCCGTCGATACAAAGATCAGCCGCTTCGCCTTTCATGTGCTGGCTATTGCTTACACCTCCAACGGCTTTGTTTAATGCTGGTGAACGGAATCCGCTGCCTATCTTGATGGCACCGCCGTAGATGTCGCGGAGCGGCTGCAAAACTTTATGAACGAGTGCGCAGAGGTTTAGCATCTGTTGAGTGTCAGGCACATTGCGGATGCCCTTCGCTTTGGCGGTATCGCTGGCGCAAAGCTCTTCGAGCGTGAAGTTCTTACTTATTCGTGTCATTTTCGTTTAATCCGTTGGGTTTGACTTTCTTTGGTTTTTCTTCGCTAATTTCCCCTTCTTCCGATATGGTTACGCGCTTGCGGAGCTTGCAAGCGAGGTCGGCACACATGAAAGGGCGGAGGCTCTCCACCATACGGCCATTGCGTGCAACGTCTCGTTGAAGCCCGCGCACCTGTTCTTCCATGCTGTCAAGGCGGCATCGTAACTCGTCGCGCTCCTGCTTGTAGTAGTCGCGGTCCTTTGCTATGTCGTCGATAATTTGCTGATAGTAATTTTGCCGTTCCTGCTCCGCCTCTGCTTTCTTCTGTTCTGCCTCCGCTTCAGCTTCGATGGCTTCCGCCCGAGCCTTGCGGCGTGTGAATCGCCAGGTCAGAAGGCCGCCCAAGGCTCCGCCTCCAAAAATAAGTCCTGCTACGTTCAGGATGGTGTCGATTGTTATTTCCATTTCTCTGTCAGATTCTTGAATATGATTTGACTTGTTCTATTTATCGGCAGAAAAATGGAATAGGGTTTACTGAAAAAAAAGAGCGGCACTTGGCCGCTCCTTCATTCTTTCATTTCTTCATTCTTCCATTTTCTCACAAAGTCGATGGTCATGCCGAAGGCTCCGGCAATCAGTCCAAGCGTATCAATCTGGATGTTGTACTTGCCTTGCTCGATGCGGGCAATGTGAGCTTGCGAGAGTCCGGTCCTCTCGCCAAGCTCCGTTTGTGTCATGCACTTTGCCTTCCGTATCTCAGCGATGCGCTGCCCAATCCTTATGCGTTCCTGTTCATTAGTCATAGTTCCTCATATTTAGCGTCCTCTATGTTTTCTGTTCTCTTTTGATTCTTCACTTTCTTCTTTGACGGGTTTATTGTGAAGACACAACCTGTGAACGTGCCATTATACACCTCACAATTCTTGTTTTGCTGGATAAAAATGTTGTCCATATTATCTATATGTTTTCCCTGTTATACCATCATTCATGTCTGCCCAGATGCGTGCCTCTATCTCTTGCTGATGTGTGAGTGTACTTTCATCTATGCTGTCAATAGAGTAGCACATTGCTTTTTCACGCACTCCATATTTAGAAATACAGATGCGGACGCTCTCGCATCGCAAAGCAGGAAAATCTTCTTTGTATATTGTGAACATATTGCAACTGCGCCAACGTCCTTTCATAATGAATGGAACCAATTCGTTGCTATATGGCTTCAAGCCTTGCTCGTGCATTACGCTTTCAATCGTCTGTGTAATGCCAATGCCGTTGCGAAGGTTCTCGATTATCTGTTCTTTTCAGTTTCATAGTTCCTAATGTCTTATTGGTTGTTGTATTCATCAATTATGTCTAAGGTGATTTCGTAGATGTCTTTTCCGCTCTCATTGCAAACATCGAAGGCCTGTTCAATAAGGATTTCGAGGATAGAAGCCTCTTCATCTGTAAATAATGGTCTTCCGTCATAGTAAGTGTAACTTGACACTTCATCGTCAGGATTGAAATCTGCACCAAGTCCAAGTATCTTCACCATGTAGTCTAATAGTTCATAAACTTCTTGCATAGTGGTGATTGCTGATTTCTGTGTGTACTTCATAATCTTGTGCCGATGTTATAGGTTGCCGCCCTGTTTTTAATTCGTTTAATTTGTGAAATTCGTTGTTTGAAAATGTGGGGAGCGGTTGTCAGCTCCCGTTGTTTGGTTTAGATTATGCTTACAATTCTTAGATTGCCATACCCGGTTTCAAGGCTCTCTGTTGCTTCGTATTCCTTCCAGTCGAAACCTGCCCACTTGATGCTTTCGTCGAGTTTGATGCGGATTCCTACTGTGCAAAGATACTTGGCAGGCTCACCTGCGGCAATGCGCTTTGGGTGGTTGTCAGCATATTCATTGACGATTGCAATGATTGTACCCGTTACATTCTTCTCCATGAAGTAACCGTTTACTTTCTTTCCTACCAGGCTGTTGTTAATTTCTGTAGTCTTCATAATCTTGTGCCGCTTATCCGTTGCCGCCGGTGTTTAGTTTGTTCCTTGTTTTGTTTCTGATGCAAAGGTACGACATTTATTTGAATTATGCAATATATTACATAATAAAGTTCAAAGAAATATGTAATATATTATATATTTGTAAAGTATAGATAGCAAAATTCACAAAAAATCCCCGACTCTCACGAGCCAGGGCTTTCATAATCCTATGAAAGAACAAAAACAGGCAGTTCGTTTCGGTGCCATTGGCGTAACCCCGTTTCCGCTTGCCGGTTCCTCAAATCAACATGAGAAAACTACCTTCTCTTAACCTGAACTCACGTCCATATCTTTGTTTTCAGTTTTATTATTGCTATTATTCCAAGTACTCCTATTATTATAATGAATATATCGCCAAAGAGGAGGCGCATCTGCTGCCACTTACTGAGCGGCTTGTCTATGTAAACTTCAATTTGGTATGGAACTCCAACGCTGTCCACGCGGCTCTGATAGAGCGTGTCATGCTTGATACTCTCCACATACTTCGTGTGCCAGCGGTCATGCAAAATATACACGGTGTCGCCTATCTGTTTCTCGACAACATGCACAGAGTCATGGAGCCATATCGAGTCGCGCTGTGTCTTATTGATGTACAATGTGTCAGTGCGGATGTCAGGCACCTTAATATACTTCACTGACTTACATCCGCTCAAAGCGCAAATCACCAGGGTTATGATCATTGCAACAACAAGCGAAGCACCAGACAGACACCCGTGACGAATACGCTCATCTGTAGTCAAGCCTTCATTTTCAATATATGGCTCATCCCAGTACATAGGCTTTTTCTTATTCATTCACTTTGCTCGAACGGGTTTACTGCTGGCAGTCAGTGGCAGGGCCAACGTATTCCGTCTCTTCCTCGCGTTGCTTTGGCAGTCTTATAATGACGTAGCACTGGAAGATGAGCCAACCGATGCCAAAGTAGTAGGCTTTCTCATCGTCAAACTTGTCATCCCGCCGAAGGAAAAGAATGGGCAGGAAATGGAACATCCACAGGTCATACTTGCGGATGATGGTATTCATTGCAATAAATTTTAGTTTCATAGTCTTTTTTTCAGTTATAGCATTTCCTTATATTTTTATACATTTCCTCGTCTGTGTATATCTCCTTTCTCCTCTCATCAAGAACCTTCTGCTGTAAGCCGCTGCACATATCGTATGTGATAAACGTGCGGCAAACGAGCAAGTCGCCTTGCTGCTGACCAAGCAATATGCCTTCGTTCACGCATGATGCCACATGCTCCTCGCCATTGTAGCGGACACTTTTTCCGACAATCCTCTGATTGTGGCTGTCGGCAAAATGGTTATTGATGGTGAAGAAATGTGTAATGAGGTCGAGTCCAGTCTTTTCCACACCGCAACGCTCGGCATATCGTTTGAGTGCGTGAGGAAGGATAACTATCGGAGAAATGAGCTTCTGGTGTGCAAGCCAAGTAGTGTATGCCGACCATCCATCCGGCGTTCTGCGAGGTACGAGAATGCCCGTCAGTATGCGCTTCATACGCTTGTCGAAGATGCGGGTTGTGAAGATGTATATGTTTCGCCTTGGCGATACATGCTCAAAGCTCAGTATTAAGGGGAACTTCGTTGTCTTCATTGCGCGCCGCCTCTGTGACAATAATGTATGATGCCACCAATTAGATATGCTTTCCCTATCGCGCTCCAACTCCTGGTACACCTCTTCGTGGGTCATTGAATCTACTATCATAATCTTATCTTTTTAATGTATCATAATCTTTTTTTTTACTGTGGTGCAATACTCCCGTCCGCCATGTCGTGCAGAATCAGCGCACTGAGCAGCATCTGCACGTTATCGACCTTGCACGAGGGCGATGAGTTGGCCTTCACGGGCTTCATGTTCTCCATGCCGTCGGTTGACTCCATGAGCTGACAGCATGAAAATTCGTATGGCCACAAGGGTGAGGGCGAAAGGTGAATCATCGGGTTTGGTGTCACCTTGCCGTCAGGCAACTGATAGCCGCGCTTCACCATATAGTCGAACTCCTTGACGGCTGGGCTGTAAGTTGCGAAGTTCTGACGCACCGGCTTGATGAGTGTCTTCGGGTCAAGTCCGATGTCCACCAGCCACTGCGTCAGGGCGTTGATGACAGTCTTCGCGTTATATGGGTCGTATCCAAAGCCGAAGAAGTTCACGTTCTTTGCGTCCAGTTCGATGATGCGATTCACCGCCACGGCAGGGTCAAAGGTCTTGCCTGGTACGATGTGCAACCAGCCTTCCTCGGCCCACTTCATCAGCAGCGCACGGATGGGGCTGTCGTTGACTGCCGCTTCGCTCATGTAGGCATCAAGGTCGGCAAAATACTCCATCTCCTGAAGGTCATCGCGCCAGCGTTTCGCCAGGTACGAGTTGCCGTTGAGGTCGTCGCCCTTCGAGAAGTCGGAGCCCACCATCACCTCCCAGCCTTGGTCGGCGGTGCAATCGTCGATGCGTCGGGGACACTTATATCCGCCCGTCGGCCACTCACTCTGTATGGCGCGTATCTCGTCGGGGCTTACCCATTTCTGAACGCGGCCCGTCTGCCACATATTAAAATCCTTCGTCAGCACCTCCTGCTTGGTGTCCTCCGTGCCGGTGGCGGCTTCGTGCAGTCGCTCGCGGTAGTAGGTGGGCTGTACGGTGGTGCCTATCGAGCGGTTCACCTTCTTGAAGAGTTCGGGGTCGTCGAGCTTCGTCAGGTCGTCGGTCAGCTCCCACTTGTCGAGCTGGAGCAGGAAGGCGCACCAGTAGTCGTCGGAGGTGCGGATGCGATGGCCGAGGGGGTACTGCATCTCGCCCAGCAGCGATGCTTCCACCTGCTCAATCTTCGTCTTGTACGGGCCTTCCTTGATGCGTCCGGCGGTGGTGGTGTGGAGCAGCAGCTTTTCACGACGCGGACCCGTAGAACCCCAACACGTATCGACAGCCGCCTGCATGTCGGAGTGGGCGTTGACATAGCCCGCCTGTCCGTGCTCGTCGGCATGTACCACCGAGGCATAGAGTCCGTCCTTCGAGGTCTTGCCCGCCGCCATGCACTTGATTTCGCCCTTCATCGGGTGTCCGGGTTGCCAGTTCAGTCCGTTGCGGGTCATGCGGAAGTATTTGCCGCCCATGCGGTTCGAGCACGTCGGATCGACTTGCATGGCGAACTCGCGGATGGCTTTGTAGGCGATTTGGCTCTGTTCGCTGGAGTTGGTGCAGATGAGAGCCTGCCCGTTCACGTCGCCCAGGAATCCCACCTCGGTGAAGTCCACCGCGCCGCCCAGCTCGGTCTTGCCGCTCTTTCGGGTCAGGAACCAGTGCGCCTCCTGTGTCAGCCGTCGCGTGTCCCACACCATGCCGTCCCGTACCCATTCCGTAGGCAGCAACATGTCGCCATCGTGGTATTCGCGCTCCATCGAGACGTCCACCTTGAAGGCGTAAATCTCGAAGATGAGCCACGCCTGGAACGGCATCAGCCGCACGTGCTGCGAGCCGCGAGGGGTGGAGAACTTCAGCCCTCCCTTCACATGTCGCCCGTTCGCCCACTGTCCCTCGATGGCTCGCAGCGACCGCTTCACCCGTTCGGGGTCGAGGTCGTAACTGCTCATTAGTCTGAGTTCCTTACGAATGCCGAGGTTTTCGTATAGATTGGAGTGCGACCCTTCGTTGCTGATTGCGTCCTCGATGTAAATCATCAAACGCTCGTCGATGCTGTTTAGCCTATCGGCATAAAGGGGCAGTGCCTCCCGAATGTCCGCGATGCACTGCGCCTTCAGTTTCTTTAATTCGTCGAAGTCTTGCATAATGTTTGGGTATAAAAAAGAGAGGCATTCCGTCGGGGAATGTCTCTCGATTGATACGTTGCTAATGATGTGCTCAGGTGAGCGTCTTCAGCGGTGCGAGGTCGGCCAACTTCGGGTCGATGATGTCAACGGTCATGCCGAGGGCTTCGGCTATCTGCTGGATGGTGACGTAAGCCACGCTCACCAGTTCGCCCTTCTCAATGCGCCCGATGTGCTGACGGGTCAGCCCGGCACGGTCGGCCAGTTCCTGCTGACTGATACCTTCCAGCTTGCGCAGGGCTGTGATGCGCTGCCCCATGCGCTGTGCTTGCTGTTCCTTGGTCATAGTTCCAATACGATTATGTTGCCCCTCATTTCGGGTTTGTTCTCCAGTAAGATGTCCGTGTAAATCTTGCACTGGTCACGGGTGCCTTCAAAGAGTGCTTCCTGCGCCGAGCCGTTCACTATC